CCCAGATTAGTTGAGATTTCAAGATCTTGGCCTGACTGTATGCCAATTGGTAAATATGGTCATATCACAATCACTGAAGAACTTGTTGATAGGTACTTGACAAATGACCATCCTCGTGTTATAATGAAGGAGTTTAATAATGAAAAAGAAATCAAATCGGTTGGTTTGATGTCTTTTATATAATGCTATACAACGTAAATATAAGGAATACAATGTCAACTGTTGCTAAACAAGCTCAACAATCACAAAACGAAAATAAACCATCTACAACTTCACCGAATCATGAGGGGTTTTATGACCCTTTTTCGGAAACTATGGGAAATATTAATGTAGAGGTATCTCATGGAAGTGGAACTTCTGTAATTGAAGTTGCAGATGGTACATGGGATATAGATTGCTCTGGAACCTATAAACCTAAAAGTGGTCCATTTGTAGATGTAGATGCAAGATTACTTGTTGGTGAAGCCTTATCTTGTACCATAAAATGTAATGAAGATACAAAGAAGTCAACAGAAGGAAACGTAGTATTAAAGAATCCTACCTTTAGCACAGGACATGATGCTGTCAGGATAAAAATAGGATATTTCAATCAACTCAAAACTCTTCTCAAAAATAATCCAAATATTTTCGTGCCTAATGTACATTTTAGATATTCAGTTTTCTCTGAAATTGATGTAGTTGAGACAGATGAGGAGGCGAATAAAATTAAGTTAGATGAAAAACGTAAAGATGTAATCTCTATCGAAGAAATTAAAAGACGAGTACGACCTTTCATCAAAACCAATACTTTGAAAGATGCAGGGGTTGAAGCAGATTTTATTTCATGCAGTCTTTATGGTTCCGATGATAGAATGTTTCCACAAGAATATAAAGATAGAACTGTTCTTATTGCTGGAGTTAATGACTCTAAATTGATTCACAACATCTTTAAAGATGTTGAGGAGAAAATTAATCAAATTGAAGAAATGGGAGTTGAAAATGTAGAATTTCTCCTCAGTCCATTTTTAGGTAGGATTTTTAAAGGTTATATAAATGAAAAGACAGGAGAACGCTCCAGTAAAAAAGATGAAATAAGAGGTTTCAAAAAAGAATATGGAACGTATGCAAAGTCTATAGCAAAGGCTGAAATGACAGCTCAACTCAAAGAATCTGAATTATATTCTCAAGGAGCAATAAGAGATATTGAAATATTACTTTTTAAACTTTTCATGGAAGAAACCGATTGGTGTTTAGAAAAATTTAAAGGAATAGTGGAAAATGACTCCCTTTGATTATTTAAAGGCAATCAACGAAACTAAAGAAGATATCATGCTCACTTCTCAAGATGAGAAGAAGTATGCTGCCTTTATTGTAAATCGTGGATTGTCTTTTTTCATGGATACGATATTCCAGACCAATGAAATGAATCGAAATCCTCACCTTGATAGCAGACTCCAATTCGACTATCTTATAAATAATATTAGGAAAAAGAGAAGATATAGTAAATGGCTGAAGCCTGAGAAACTAAAGAATGTTGAATTGGTGAAAGAGTATTATGGATTTAGTTATGAAAAAGCTAAAGATGCTCTAGCAATACTTTCTGAGGATCAGTTAGCTTATATCAGAGACAAACTGAATCAAGGTGGAGTGAACGATGGCGATAGGAATAGAAAACATGGTGGAGTGCACGTTGGAGAAGGCAGATGACTTTCTCAAAGTCCGTGAAACACTCACAAGAATCGGAGTTGCATCTAGAAAAGATAAAACTCTATATCAATCTTGTCATATACTACATAAACAAGGTAGATACTATATTGTACATTTTAAAGAATTATTTGCACTTGATGGTAAACCAACCAATTTTTCAGAGAACGATCAAGCTCGAAGAAACACAATAGCAAATCTATTATCAGAATGGGGTTTAATTGGATTAGTAGATCCTAATGCTTCAAGTGAACTTGTGGTTCCATTGAATCAACTGAAGATTTTATCCTTCAAAGAAAAAGATCAATGGAATCTTACAGCTAAATATAATATTGGGAGTAAAAGGACTGAAGATGAGTACGAGCAGCAATGAACCATTAAAATATTTTAAACTACATGAGAATGCTAAAGATCCTTTCTTTGCAACGAAAGGTTCAGCATGTTTCGATCTCCATGCATGTCTAGATGGTATTGTAAAATACAAAGTTCGTCAAGATACTGTAAATAGGGAGCTCGAAAGACCTTTGAAGAATGGAGCTCTTCAAATTTTCAACATGGAAAGAGTATTAGTTCCTACTGGTTTGATCTTTGATATACCAGAGGGATACTCAGTTAGACTTCATTCTAGGTCTGGTTTGGCCTGGAAAGAAGGGTTATACCTAACAAATTGTGAGGGTATAATAGATTCTGACTATGTAGATCCTGTTTTTGTCATGATGACTAACATTTCACAGGCTCCTAAGGTTATAAATAATGGAGATAGAATATGTCAAGCTGAATTGGTGGAAAAGGTATATCATAGTTTAACAGAAATCAAAGAGCCACCAGTTCAAAAGACCGAGCGGGATGGAGGCTTTGGTTCAACAGGCACGTAACGGAGGTTATATGGCTGAACAAAAAAAATCCCCATCAACGGAGGAAGTCATGGTAGATAAAGTTTTAGGCTGGATTCGCAGTCTTACAGAAGTAGGTTTAGCACTTATTGCACTTGGAGTAGTTCTTCAAGTTATTTTTGGTGCAACTATTCCATTTCTTGGTTTAGACATTGTTGGATCAGTGGTTGCTCTCGTTAGCAAACTTGGTTCAGAGGGTCTAGTCGGTTTGGTAGCAATCTGGGTACTTTGGGGAATTTATTCCAAAAAGTAGTCTAGATTACTTGACAAATCGTATAAATATGTTACAATGAAATAAAGGGTGAACAAAAGGTTGACGGACCTTGGGTATACTCATAATACAAGCCTCGAGAGCGGCTTGAATGAGACAGTTCACAGATGGTGCTGAGGCTACCCTTATGGTAACATAGGGGGGTCACATCCCGCACACCCGCGGGGGTTCTGGTTCGGAGGGTCAAAGCTAACGGAAGTTCGTTCCCCAATGTTGTAGGTACGCCAAATCCTACTACCCACCTCACCCTTTTTTTACTATGATAAGACAAAATTGGTTATTGGAAGAAATTGAGATGGAAACAAAATACAAATTATTGGTTAAAGGAGTTGGTAACTATGCAGCCGACTCACTTATCGAATTATATTGGACTGTTTTCAAACATCGTTGCGAACATCTCTTCAAAGGAGAAGGTTGGCGCGACTGAGGTTGTCCATAGTGGAAACCTCTTAACCTGCCCCAAGTCTGTGTGTAGATTGGGGGTATATTATTAACCTCGCTAATATAGGAGGCATTATGTTACACACTCTAGCACCCTTCACATCACTAACTCCCCAAGACTTTCAAAAAAGGATGGCATCCTCTATAGGATTGGATTCTGTTTTTGATAGTTTCTTCAACATGGATGTATCTCGCGATACAGGGTATCCACCTTATAACATCCGTAAAATTAATGACTATCAGTATGTAATTGAGATGGCCCTTGCTGGATTCTCAAAAGATGATATTGAAGTTGAAGCAGAGGGTAATCGTTTGTCTATTCGTTCTTCTAATACAGAAGAATCAAGTGAAAAACAGAATGAAAATTATGTGCATCGTGGGATTGCCAAAAGAAGTTTCATGAGGCAATTCAATTTGAGTGATGATATTATTGTTAAGTCTGCCGACCTCAAGGATGGTATGCTTACTGTGAGCCTGGAAAGAGAGATTCCAGAAGAGAAGAAACCTCGACTGATTCCCATAGGTCAATAATTCTTCTAGGTGCCCCCATCCTGCAGGGTGGGGGTTTTATAAATAATGTATTAAGAGTTAAACATTTAACCCTAATTGGAGATATAAAGTGGCTAAAGCTGAAAAATCATCAAAATCAGAAGCACCCAAAAAAAGAAAAGCAGTTGCAGTACATTGGAATTCTATTGAAGAATTTTCTGCAGCAATCGACGCGTCAGGTGTAAGTCCAGATGCAGTAAACGTACAAGCAGAGTGGGATCTGTATATGTCAGATAGAAGTGGTTACAAAGATCACATGAATTTAAGACAACAGTAATATGGCAAAGAAAAAACCAAAGGTATTAAAAGAAGTTCTCTTTGATGAGGAAGTGGTTGAAGAAACCCCAGCAGTCGAAGAAGGAGTTCTTACCCGCGATCAATTTTTTCAAAAAGTACCACAAAGGCCTATGTCAGCACATGGTATAGAAATGTGGGAAAGATACTTGGAAGATCCGAAAGGATTTAAATTTTAGGAGATTATTATGTTACCATTGGCTGGTATGTTATTCAACGTGGTCGCTGGACTCGTAGTTGATAAAGCACAAGACTTGGCAAAAGACCATGTTGAAAAAATGATAGATGATGTCCTTCCAGAAAAACAGAGGAAGGAATTAGATAAGATTATCAAGGAAGATCCTACACATACATTCGACAATGCTAAAGATGCATTGGTAGGTGCAGTAGAAGGTAAACTTCCTGTGAAAATGAAGGATGGAAAACTGTTACCTATCGAGATGACAGTCAAAGTTCGTTTTGATCCAAATACACAAAAACTTGAGGTGATATCATGAGAGTTCCAAAAAAAGTATTTAAGACCAGAGAAAATGATGAGTGGGTAGATAAAACTACTCAGGATTATTTTTTCGGCAAAAGAGTATTGTTACTTTCGTTGCCTGGTGCATTTACACCTATATGAACCAAGCAACATCTTCCAAGGTTGGAAGAACTTTA